GCGCAGGAGAACAGCGCCGTGCCCAGCTGCTTCTGCTTCTCCAGCAGCTTGTCCACGGGCCAGTGCTCGGGCCAATAGCTGGTGAGCGACCCGTCGGGGTGTTCCGTCAGGGCCTTGGTGGTGATCAGCTGCCAGCCCTTGCCCCCCGCGTCGGACGCAGTAGTCAAGCGTTCGTACAGATCGTCCTCTGCCCACCGCGTGCCCAGCAGTACGACCACTCCGTCTGGAACCAGACACGGCAGCAGCGTCTTGAAGAACCAGGTCTCGATCTTCTCGCGCTGCTCGATGTTGGCGCAGTTCTCCTCATCGAGGATGTCGTCACACAGGATGATGTCGAACCGCTTGCTGATGATGGCGCCACCCGCACCAGCGGCGTACAGCGTCACGTCCTTGCTACCGTGCCAGCGCGATCCCGCCCGCAGCCACTCGACGTCGGTCCACTTCGAGGTGGACACCAGGTGGCCGTACAGGTCTCGGAAATTGGGGTTGGACTCGAACGTCCAGCGGATCGCGCGCGAGAAGTCGTTGGCCTGCTTGGCGGTGTTGCTGATCAACCCGATCCGCGCGTCGGGGTGGTCGGCGATGTACTTGGCCAGGAAGATCGTGTTGCCCCAGGTCGTCTTGGCTGCGCCACGCGGCTCCAGCACGACCGTGTTGGTACGCTCCGAGATGGCAGAGTCGATTGCGTTGATCATGCCCACGTGGTGGTCGTAGGCGTCGTAGCCGAAGACGTACTCGCCGAACGCGAAGATGTCAGTTTGTGCGAGGTTTTTCGTCGCCAGGCGGTGTAGCTCCGCCAACTCCTGCTCGTTCAGCGAGCCGAGGTCGAGTTGCCTCAGCCAGTCTTCGGACGAACTCGGGAGGGAGTCCGTCAATGTTTCCGGTGAGTGCAAGGTGCCGCTCCTCGGTCCTCGACGACGGGTTGCCCGTCAACACGAGGCCCTTGTCCATGAGCTTGACGAGATCGTCGACGCCGACGTGGAAGTTCGGGTTGGTCAGCTGCTCGGCGAACTTGTAGATGGCGGCCTGCGTCACCGTCAGCCAGTCCTCGCTGATCTTGTCGATCCGCGCCACCAGCTCGTTGGCCAGGGACTCGGAGACGCGCTCGATGACCTTGTCGTCGCGCCGGAGCTTGATCTGCTCCTTCTGCTCGTACCAGCCGTTCTCGCGCGCGTACTGGGCCACCGAGCTGTAGCTCTTGATGTTGTGCCGACGACACAGCTCACGGATCGACAGCGTGGGATCCGCCAGGAACTCTTTCTTCAGGGTGTCGTAGTCGTGCGTGCGTGCGCTCACACGGTCCTCACGTTCAGGCGTACTCCGCAATGGGAGCAGCGGATCTTCTCGATCTTCAGCAGATCGATGACCAGGAGCTGTTCACATTCAGGACAGGCGACCGTGACCCGACGAGAGCCAATCGGCGCAGATGTATTCGAGGATCTTCCAGTCCGGCGTGTCGCCATCCTGTTCCCCCTTTCGCCAGGCTGCGATGGCCTGGTCGAGCACGTCTGCCGCGTCCTTGGGCATCCGATAGGTCCGCTCAACCCAGGCCGCAGGACGGGGTCCCTGCGGCCTGGGGAACGGAGTGAGCTGATCGAACTCCATGGTCGCCAAACCTGAAAGTCGATCCAGGGCCTCACGCGAGAATGGCAAACGTGCGAGGAGGGTTTCTTTGGTCTCAACGGCAGACAGCTGTCGCAGCAGTGCGCCCAACTTCACCGGGTTCGGCTGGCCGTGGACCTCATTGAGAATGATCGTCAGCTGCTGGCTATCGGAGTCGTTGAAGGTGGTGAAGCTGACCGGGACCTCGTCCAGCCCCTCGTCCTTGGCCGCCTGCCAGCGGTTCTCGCCATCGATGATCTGGTAGCTATCCGGATGAACCGGATGCGGTCGAACCACGATTGGAACCACGAACCCAAACGTCCGGATCGAGATGACCGCCTTCTGGTACTGGTCGGCGTCCATCTCGTTGGGGTTCCAGTGGTTGGGTTCAATCTCGCTCGTCTTGGCCCAGAAGAACTCGGGTCGGGCTACCGCAGATCCCATTCGACCCGGCTCCTGATGTGGTCGCCCATGCTGACCTCGATCGCGACGATCCGCGGGTGACCCAACGTCAATCGTTCGTGGAAGTAGATGGCCAAACCTTCGGGGGTGGATTTGACTCCGGGGAGCATGTCGTTGAGGTTGTGATCTCGGAGTTCTCGAACGACCTCGTCAACGGCCGCCAGTAGACGGTAGTGGTCCACCACATACATCTTCTGTGCGTCGAGACTGCCCTCGACGGTGACCGCGACCGTCCAGCGATGGCCATGACCAACCCACTTGCATCCGTCGAGGTCGAGCTGGTGCCCAGCTTCAAACGGAACTGTGACCGTTGTGGTGTGCCTCACCGATCCCTCCGGTGGCAGACATGAAGAGACGGGTCGGCCACGACTCGACCGACCCGTCCGTTCGGGTTGGCTGTGCTGGCCCGCGGGGACGTTCCAGCACAGCAGTTTCGCTATGAAGTTGTCAGGCGGACTCTATCACGCACACGTGTGCGAACAAGCCCCCAATCAGAGCGCCAGGGCTGCCCGGATGAGTGCTCGTTCAGTTTCAGGTAGTGGGTTGTCTTTGAACGCCTGAGCCGCCGCGATGAGTTCGGAAACGCGCTGCTGGTGACCCAGAACCGCCTCCTTCTGGTTCAACGAAACCATGACCCGAGTGCCGTCACTCTGGGTCTCGATCCGACCCACCACCAGCTGATGCACCTGCGGGTTGTCGTCGTTCTGGGGTCCAGACACCCAAGATCTCCTGTGGCTTGTCGCCCTTGCGGGTTGATCTGATGACTCGTACGGACTCGGTCAGTGCAGGAAACTCGTCACGGAACCTCCTCACCCCCATCAGGGGTAGGTTCTTCCTCGCCATCTTCGGTAACTCCATTCACGTCGATCCAGATGTGGGCGTTCCAGTCGTATCTGAAATCGGCGCGGATGTACCGCGGTTCGACCTCGATGATGTGACCGTCGTCAGCAGCACAGACAGCCAGCGAGCGCCAACCGTTCTGGCTGGCGATCCAGTCCAGGACCAGGACAGGGCCCACGTAATCCGTGCTCTCGACGAACGCCGACACCGGGGGGTTCACTTCTTCTCGGTCGGCTCGATCTTGCCGCGCACGAATTCGGGGTGTCCGTTCTTGGGTAGCTCGGACGGTGGGTTGGGCGCCTTGGTGATGGGCTTGGGAGCCTCCGCATTCTTCTCGACCATGAAACAGCCTCCACTACAAACCGAAGGCGGACCCCTTCCACAGGCCCGCCTTCGTTCATCACATGATACATCGCAAGGTACCACAAGGGGCCACCGCTGCTCCGGGAAGAGACGGTGGCCCCAAGTGGATATGGTACTAGCCGCCCGACTTCTTGGGCTTCGGGGGGCCAGGTGGATTGTGAATGCCGTTCACGCCTGCCGCCACGAGCCGATCGAACATCTGCATGTGGTTCTCGGTGGACATGAACGTCACAGGATCACGGAAGTCGTTCACCCACGGGCTGCGACCCTTCCGCTTGGGCTTGTGCCCAGTGTGCGGTGCCAATTGATGTCCTTTGCACGGGGCGTACGCCGCCCACTACTTGGGGGCGTACAAGCGACGCCCCTAGTGCGTGAACATCTGGCGCTCCTTGAACACGGTGTCCTCCTGCTGTTGGTGAAGATCGGTGGTGGGATCAAGACGCACGACTCGGGGAAGAACCCCGTTCAACCCACTACGCTGCCAACCCGCTTGGGCCCTGACCTACGCGCTGAGCCAGTTTTGGTCAGGAGCCCGTTTTGGTTCTGGCAGGTACCAGAGTGTAGGAACCCACGGATGACGGACCGTAGACCGCCCACCATTCCGATCTTCTGGGAGCCGAAGCCCCCGGGGTGCAGCGGGGAGAACTCCCCACGAGACGCCGCTGCACCCCGGGATCCTGGGATCCCTGCTTGATTAGACCTGATAGCTCCAGTTCACCTTCTGGATCTCGATGTCCAGCGCGCGGACGCGATCGGCCATGCGCTTGGTCTCGGCCTTGAACGCCACGAGGTCGATCAGGCTGACATCCTTGATGTCGTCCTTGCTGCGCCGCTCTCGGCTATATAGATAGCTGCGACGACGGCCCTCACCGAGGCCCAGCTGGCCCTCGATGTCGCTCTGGATGCTCTCGCGCTGCTTCACCACCAGCTGCAGCCGGTCGCGCAGGGCAACGCACTCCATGAGCGAGTCGGTGCCACCCTCGAATGTCACCTGGGCGGCGTTGTTCGCCTCGTTGATGCTCACGGTCACGATCTGGGTGAACACGGCGGTGGCTTCGAGATCCGCCATCAGATCGTGCACCAGCGTGGTGCTCTCGACGGAGACGTCGGGCTCTTCCACGACGGCCAGCTTGGTGATCTGCGCCTGGAGGTCGCGGATCTTGTCGAACGCGGCCTTGCGCTGGTTGAGCAGCTCTGCCAGAACAGTCATGGCTCCATCCCTCCACGTCGGGAGTCTTGCGGATTGAAGTGAGGGGCCCCCGGCTGGCTGGGGGGAGACGCGGCCGGGGCCCCTCGGTATCAGATGATACGCACCTGATACCTACAGTGTCAAGTCTCGGTGAATTCGGTGAACTGGATATAGCGGTCGACGTTGTTGGGGTAGAACTGCGTGAAGTAACGAGCACGCCAGTTCTCGTCGGTGGGCTGGTCTGGCACACCGTAGAGCCGGGATGTGTAGCCCGAGCCCTTCGAGGGTGTGCCATCGATGTCCAGGCGCGACAGGCTGTGGGTGAACCCGTTGTACTTCCCGCTCCAGTTGCCCGTGAGCAGGAACTCTCGTTCGTCGGCTTCGATCAACAGCTTGAGCGCCAGAGCCTGGTCGGGCCCGGGCATGTATTCGCCGCGGGGCTTGATGCAGAAGTTGCCCTTGGGGCTGACGGTCT